GAGTTTAATATTCCTGATGACCATGAGCATTTAGAAAACGCTTTTAAATTTACAGAAGATTTAAGAGAGAAATATTTAAAGGAGCAAGACTAATGAAAACATTAACTAAAGAATATACTGTTTATGATTTTGAAGATTTAAAACAAGATGATGAACTGTGCGATAGGATATATCAAAAATTTTGGCTAGAAAATCCAAACAACATAAATCCTTGGTCTGATGAAAACTTAGATAGTTTCGGATTGTTTGCAAATACTTTAAATATGAAGTTTGATTATTCATTATCAAATGATGAATATGAAACGAGACAATGTTATATAAAATTAGTACCTGATTATCATTTAGATAATAAACACTATAAAGAATTGCTAAAAGATTATACAGGTAATGGATATTGCTTTTGTGATGATTTGGCTAACTTTACAAACACATTATTAGATAAAAAAGAATATAAAGTTTTATGTGAATGGTCTACTAATGACTTTGTATTAGATATACAAAACAAAATGTTTGAAATGTGGTTTGCAGATAATCAAGACTATTTTTCTAAAGAAATGTTTTTAAACCATGTTGAGTCAAATGAGTATGAGTTTGATGAAAATGGTAATTTATTTTAAAGGAGCAAGACTAATGAATAGCAATGTATATGAAGTTGGATTTGATGATAAGTGCATGGGAGATTATAAGGGAGAGTGGGACGCTTGGTTTCTAAGTGATTTGATTTGCCTTGTAGGTGGCAATGTCTCTTGTACTGCTGATGGTTATGTAGAAGTAGAAACAGTTAATTATAAAAAAAGAATTTGCGTATATTCAAATGATATGAAATTTGTTTGTTATGTAGGTGAGAAGCATGAATATTCAGCAAAAGATCATTTAGCTTTTGAGGGATTTTGTACTAAATATAATCTTAAATTTGAGGAGTGGTGTGATGAGTAGAAAAGAGCTAAGAGAAGCTATAGAAGATAGGCATAAAAGTTTAATGGTTATGAATATGCTAGATTCTGAAGTGTATGTATTAGATGAGTTCTTAGAAGATTTTAGAATATTATCTAAAGTAAAAACATTTAAAGAAATTTGCGAAATAAATTCTTTAGATTACAGAGAAGAAATCAAACATTTAAAGCAAGGAGTAAATAATGACTAAAAAAGAAATAATACAAAAACTAAAAAGCATACAGCATGAGGTTGATAGCATCTTTAACGAGAGGCTAGATAGGTTTGATACTGAATTGTTAGAGTTTCGCAAAGAGCCTGAGCCTGATTATGGTTATATATCGTTTTTAGGGCATGAGGTTTATGAGGCTCAAAGAGTTCAAAAAGTAATTTTAGAAATAATAGGAGAAGACTAATGGAAATTAAATTAAACAGTTGGGAAATAGAAGAAGCAATATTTGACTTTATTAAAAAAGATAAAGGCATTGTTCTTGATAAAGATAAAATGCAAGAGCCTTTATGCCTTGAATATAATGAAACTGAATTTGCATACAAGAAGCATAAGAACGGAAAGTTTAAAAAGTGTAAAGACGGATATTCTATTATCGACCATGAAAATACTAAACATATACAGAAACATGCTTTGATTGATGAGTGTGCAACTATTAGTTTCTACTTAGATTAAATTTGCGGTAAGGGTAAATTTGCCTTAATGGTAAATTTGCCTTTATCTTAGAACTTGTTTAACTCTTCTAGCAAATTGTTTATTCACTTCTTTATAAAAGTTATTTTGTACTACCTTTTGAGACAACTTAAACCAATCAATAAACTTTCTATGCCTAATAAATGGTGTAAAGGCTACAAGCAAGTCTAAGCCACCTCTACCCTTTCTCCCTTGTCTTTCCCATATACCATAGACTTTTGATCCTTCTCCTTTAGGTACGCCTATAAAACGTGAGCCTTTTCTCTGAGATTCTTTAGTCTTATCCAGTCTTTTTAATATACCCCTTTGAGTGACAATGTTTCCAAACTGATTTCTTCTAGCCATACCATCATCAGTAGGAGATGGATAGCTTTGACTTCTAGCAGGTTCATTCTCTCCAGTATAGATATAATATAAAAACTTTGTGGCATAACTCTTAACCCTAACTGTGACCTTTAAACCTCTTTTGTTGGGTTTAGCAAACTGAGACATAACAATAGCGGTTATAGATGTTTTTCTAGGCTTTTCTAGTTTTCTGAGAAGCATCTCTCTTTGTGCATTGACAACTTTAGCACCAGTATAATTCATACCTTCACTTAGAACTTTGTTGAAAGTCTTATGTTGTAAAACGTCCATTTTCTTTTGAAGTTTCTTTAAATCAGTTTTTACTTGTATATCCATATTTGCCTTAATTATAAATTTGCCTTAATTATAAATTTGCCCATGGGCTTTTTTTATCAAACTTCAAACCATTCTCATTAGCCACTTTGAGAATAGTCGATTTGCTTTTACCTAAAGACATCACAACCTCATTCAGCGATTTGCCTTTATCGATTTGCCTTTTTAATTGTGAAACATCAATTTGCGGTTTATTACTCATTATAAGTTCTCGTAATGTTCTTTTAATTTATTAATATACCAAATACTTTTCTCTAAGTCTTGAATGTTAGAGTCTTTATATTTATGTCTATGTAGATACTTTATAGCATTACCTTCAAGATATGCAGGGAAATTTGCACCTAACTGTTGTTTTATGTAGTCGATACATTCAAATTTGCCTTTATTGTAATGTGGTGGTTTGTTTACTAAATCACTCATTTGCCTCTCCTTATTATTTCATTCTTACATTTTCGTATGACTTTTTTCTTAGCACTGGGTGATTCAATATAATCATTAAGCTCTGAAAGTGTCATACACTTCAAATAGTAATGTTCTGTTGTTGTTTTACCTGTAGCCCTATCTCTGATCTTGGCACTAGGTTTTAGTTTTATCGGCATCTTTTTTCTCCTTGTTCTTTTTTCCAAATATCTTTTCCCAATTTGCATCTAACTTCTTAGAATCTTCAGGTCTACGTTTTGAGCCTTTTCCTCCGTGCCATTTAGACATAATCAACTCTTTGTATATTAACTGATTTATCTAATTTGCTTAAAAGTTCTTTTGCTCTCATAAAATCATTGGGTATACAGCGTAATAGCTCTTCAATACTAAATATCATAATATCTTTTTCATCTTTGTGTATTAATTCTAATACTGGCTTCTCATCATCAGTATCACATATCAATGCAGTCTTTTTATCAAACGTAAAGCATTTTGCATTTGGTTGAATCATGATATATCCACTTTCTTCACATTTTATATTTAATTGCTCGTAAGCTCTTAACATCATTTCAACCATTATGATTTGCTTTTTAGGTGGATCAGTTCTTAAAGATGTTTTTAGCATTTGCTCTGCTTTAAGAAACTTAATCTCAAAGTCTACGCCTACCATCTTATAGATTCGTTTTAAGTTACCCCACTTAACTTTTGTTTCAGCCTCATAAATTCTTAATTGTTTTAATTTATCTTTTAAAGAATCATCTAAATAAGTATTCATATATTTATCTCCTTGTGCGTATACATTTAAGTGTGCATGTGTGTAGTCCTACGGACTACTACACACACACACACTCAAATAATGTATCAATACACACACACACACTTGCACACACACTCGCACACTCTATTCATTATTTAACTCATAATCATCATACAATCTAAACTCAGATAGTCTATAACCCTGCTTTCTTACAGTGTTTTTGTCTCTTTTAGCATGTATAACAACACCAGCTTTTTCTAATCTTTTAAATGATCTATTGATAGCATCACGATTAATTTCATTACCAGTAGTGTTATATACCGCTTGATGACCAAAATCATCTGCTGTAAACCATTCTTCTTCAGGTTTTGGCTTATCTTTAGCTAGAAAATACATAAGAGAAGATATCTTTTTATCTTCTGCTTCGTTTACCGCATCTTGTATATCATCATCAGAATCAAGATCATCATTAGTCTCAATTAATAATCCTGAAGTAACATCAAGACCTTCACCGATAACAGTCTCTTCATGGAAAACAAAGTTCTTATCAGTCATTCCCATTCCGTCTTTATTTTTGGTTTGCTTCATCTTGACAAACATTTGCTTCTCACCATCAACATTATTATCTTTTCTCTCAACCATAAACTCACCATCAATAGAAGCATCAAGAACAGAACTACCTCTAGCCCTACCTTTATTTCCTCTACCAGTATGATGTACAAGCAATACAGTACAATCAAAGTCATGAATCAACTGATCAGCAGCTTTGACAAACTTATTGACTTCTTGAGCAGAATTTTCATCACCTGAGAAATTTCTTTGAAACGTATCGAAGATAATTAAACCGATTTGCCCTACTTCTTTTTTAAGCAAGTTAATTTCAGTTTCTAGCTTCTCATACTCTTCTGCTTCATTAATCCTTGAACCTCTA